TTGGCTTGCTTTCGCTTGTGGTGCTTTTGAGTCTCTTTAGGGGACGCGATTGAAAGCAATAATTGATAAAACTTTAGCTAAGGTGGTATCGCGGAAATTTACAGTTTTCGCGCTTGCCACCGTTTTTCTATATTTAAATCATTTAACTGGCGATCAATGGACTGCCATATCTCTCGGCTATATAGGAATAGAAGGAATTGCTGACATCGCAACGCGATGGAAACATGGCGAAAATCAATGAAACTCACAAAATCAAAATTACAGCAAATTATTCGAGAAGAACTTGAGAAAGTTGTTAAAGAATATGGAGCACCAGTATTCAGTTCTAAAAAAGAAAAATCGCAATATGCGCGTAGAATGCCAGTGGCTGATGAAGATGATCGCACTGAGCTTGAAAAGGCAGTTTCAAAAGACAAGAAATTAAAAGAAGATGATCTCGACGAAAAAAAGAAATGGATGCAAGATATTAAAAGCACTGGTGAATGTACCCCTTCTACAAAACCAGGATGCAAAGGTAGAGCAAAAGCATTTGCACAACGCGCCCAAAAAGGCGACGTTCACAAAGATAATCTTAAAAAAGGAAAAAATCCACACGGACCAGGTTGATACATGAAACTTTCTATTTCAAAATTGCGGCAAATTATTCAAGAAGAACTTGAATCAGAGCTTCAAGAGTATAAAGTAGATACTCCCAAACACTTTAATCCCTCGCAAATGCCTGGGACTGCGGACGATGTATTTCATGATTGTATCGCAAGTGTGAAAAAAAGTTTTAAAAAACATAAATATAAGCCTCATCCTGGTGATGATGTCGAAGACGCTGCTGCTAAGATTTGTACGGATTCACGCAAAGAAGGTGGCGCAACTTTAGATTGGGGCGAAAAACGAAAGAAAGAAGTCGAGCGGGCAAGACCCGGAGGAAAAACCGGAAAATGAAATTAACAAATTCACAACTTAGGCAAATTATTCAAGAAGAATTCCAACGTGAGCGTATGTCCATAATTTTGGATGAAGAAAAGAAAAGAATTAATATTCTTCACGAAGATATGGAAAAAGATGAATTGCTTCTTGAATTTGGTTTAGTTGATGTTGGTCATTTTGCTTTAGATATTGCAGGTTTATTTCCTGGTGTTGGTGAGGCAGCAGATTTAGCTAATGCAGCTTTGTATGCAGCTAGAGGTGAATTTCTTATGGCAGCGTTATCAGTAATTGCTATGATTCCAATAGTGGGTGATATTGTGGGTAAAGGTGGTAAACTTGCAATGCTTTTGGGTAAAGGTGGTGGCAGCAAAGCTGGCGTTTGGGTTGCAAAATTGATAAACAAACATATGCCTAAAATTACTAAAGGGATAAAAGGTCTTGCAGATAATCCTAAAGTTGGTAAGTTCGTTGAACCTATGTTATCGGCAGTCAAAGATTTTACCAACAAAGCTTTGGCAAATCCAAAATCTAAGGAGGTTTTCCAATCACTTCAAAAAGTGGCCTCAACAAAAGCTGTTGCGCCTGTTAAGGGTGGCAAACTTTCCAAACTTAAAACTATAGCCAAAAAAGCACAGCAAAAAACAGCTGCTAGACAAAATCTTGAACGCTCTGCACAAACCCTTCAACAACCAGCAGAAGGAACAGCATGAATGAAGTTCACTATTCAAGATTTGAGGGATATTATTAAAGAATCATTGCAAGAAAAGCAGTGGAATAAAGGTTCCAATACTCCACGCGATTATTCTAAAGAATATAATCCTCCGGGATCGAACGAACAAGATGAGCGCAACAAACGCAAACGGGATAAACGCAAACATGATAAAGAAAACGGCGAATGCCCTTCAGGAGAAGAATTACATCATGTCAATGGAATTGAAAAAGATGAAGTGGAATGTGAACCGCTTGCAAAAAATCGAGGTCGAAAAGGAGAGGGTGCAAGAGTGGCCAAAGATATTACAATAAAAATTATTGAGACTAAGTTAAGAGAAGTCATTCGACAAGAAACATCTATCGCAATTGAAGAAGTCTTTGGTTCACTTGCTGGCGCTGCTTTGAGTGCTATGGCAAAAGGCGCGATGGGCGCAGTCGGCGCAAAAGCTGGAGAAGAAGCACTTGATATGCTCACGGGAGATGAAGAAGATGATGACGATGATGAAGAAGTAAAGAAAAAAATCAAAAACCTAAATCTTGATACATATGACGACTTGGGCGCAGCACTGGATGGGGTACTTGCACAAGCCACAGATAAAAAATTAGCTGGCAGTTCAGATAGGCTACAACAACATTTAAACACTCTCCCAGGATTAATAAAACATCTCAAATAACAAAGTGTTAACATTAAAAAAAATATGGGCATTTATTAAATCATATTGGTATGTGCCGGTGCTTGTGGTCGTGGCCATCGTTCTTAGGTCACAAAGCCGTAGAGCATCAGAAATCATAAAAATAGCCAAAGATTCTCACCTAAAACAACTCAAGGCTATCAATGATGCCGAAAATGAGAAGGCTCAAAAAAAGGCTCAAATTGAGAAAGAATATGACGAAGTTGTGGCTCGTGTGGAAAAAGTTTATAGAGAAGAAAATAAAGCCTTAGAAGACCACAAGAAAAAAGAAATTAAAAATATTGTTAAAAAATACTATAATAACCCAGAAGAAATATCTTCACGGCTTTCTAAGTCATTTGGTTTGACATATGTTCCTACAGAAAATAATAATAATACTGACTAGTTTAATATTTGTTTCTGCGACTGGATTTGCACAAACGACAACAAGCACAAGTGGTAAGTTCACTTTTTTAAAAAAAGGGGTGATTGCTCCATTTGATGGAACTCTTTTTGATCCTGTGGCCACCGCCAAAATTTTAGCAGAAAGAGAGATGGCTGAAAAAGATTGTTTATTAAAATCAAAATATGAAAAAGATTTACTTAATGCGGAGTGCAAACGAGAAACGGATTTATTAAGTTCAGCGTTAGAAATTGAGAAGAAAAAAAATAGGTTAATTATTACTGCTCAACAAGAAGAAATAGAAGCTCTTAGAGGTTTAGCGAAAGGCTCAGATAATACATTTTGGGTTGCGATTGGTTTTACAGTTGGAGCTGCCACATCAATAGCCATATTTTTTGCAGCAGTTGAGATTGCGAAATGAAAGATCCAGAACACCTCATTAAAGTTGAAAAAGCAATTCAAGAAAAATATGGGGATGAAACAATACAAAACCCCAAATCCACTTGGAACGATGAAAAAGAAAAAGAATATCTTCAACAAATTAAGAAGATTGCTAAGTCCGAGCGCCAAAAAGAGAAAATAGAAGTCGAGGGCGTTTTAATGCCCAAGAAACTATTTAGAAAAGAATCTAAGCGCACTTGTCCACGATGTAAAGTTTATTCTTTCAATATGAGAGATGATTTATATATGGCAAAGTTTAAGTGTTGTTTTAAATGTTACGTTCAATACGTGGAAGGAAGATAAAAGAATGGATAAAAAAGTCACAAAAAAAATGCTTCAAGATTTAATTTCGGAAGAAATAGAAAGTCTTTCTGAGGAAGAAACAGATGGAGTTTCCGAAGGAATAATGGATCGTTTCGGAGCATGGCGAGCAGGACGAAAACGAAAAAAGGACGTGGAACAGTGGGAAGCATTTAAGGGCAATCTTGCCCACAAGCTCAATCAATTGGCGAAAAGTCATCAAAAAGGATTTACCGACATCACGAAAGATATCGCCTCGGGCGGTGATGCGTTCAAGGCGTTTGCCACGACTTTCCAACCTTGGGTGAAAGCAGTCGAAGGAATAACCGCACAGATTAAAGGTTTGGAAGATGCAGCAAAAGCGGTTCAGAGAACTCCTGTTGAGGTTTCGCCAGATGAAACTCCAGAGCAAGCCGGAGATCGCCTTAGTGGTGGGGAAGACGAACAACCAAACGTGCAGCGACGTGAAACGACCCCGACCAATCAGCCAGACGTTACATCACCCGATGGGCAAGACAATGACGACCGCGAGCTTGGCGATGATGTTGATGTTGCGGGCAGCGCCCAACAAGAATCTCGCCGAAGGACAATCAAAAAGGCACAAAAACTTTTAAAAGAAAATAAAAAAATTAAAGTAGTGAAATCAAATGGCAGAAAAAAATAACATTATAGACATTGTAAATGGAATTTCACAAGCTGCGGCCAACGCTTATGATGGCGCGCTCGATGACAAGGGCGAGCCCCTTAAAATTGGCCTCAAAAGAGAAGAAGGAGATCCCGTTCTCGATATGCGAGTTATTGACGGATTTAAGGTGTCTATTGGTGGAAATATATTAACCATCAAATATCAGGGTGAAATTTTGCTTAAGGATGTTTATAAGGGAGACTTTGAGGGAGAGATTGAAAGTCGTCTTAAAGATATTGTTTCATATTTGAAAAAGGAATATAAAAAAATTACTGGTAATTCTCTCACATTGTCCAAAGAAGACAAAGAACCCAATGTTTTGGTGCAAAGCTTAAGCCATATTCGTTCATGGGTTCAAGCCCATCAAAAATTTAAGATTGGTGGAATTCCTGATGAGCCAGAAATGGGCACGACAGTTGAAGAAAGGCTCGATAGTGCTTTTAAAAATTGGCTTGGGCTGGGAAAGGATAAATTTCCTAAAACCCAAAAGCCTTCAAATGTAAAAGGTAAGCGAGATGAGGAGCCTCGCACATGAAAATTAATAAAGCTGACCTTGAAAAATTAATAATGGAAGAACTTGATGACCTGGATGAAGGTCTATGGAGTACATTAAAAGGTTATGCTAGGGGTGCTGGTAACTTTTTATCTGGCTTTGGCTATAAAAGAGGCAAAGCAGCCTCCGCTTTATTGTCCTTATCAGAACGTTTGGAAGATGCACGGTGGGAATTCATTGATGACATCGAAGGACTGTTTATGCCTATGGGATCTGATGTGGTTCGATTGCCTCCTGATTTAAAGGATATTGGAGAAGCTTGGAACACCGCGCTTAAGAGTATTGAAGAAGCTTCAGATTCACTAAAAAGATTGGCTGGAGAAATAAGAAGCGGTGCCGAAGCGCCAACCGACAGAAGAAAAGCGGTATGGTCTGATGAAGAATCTCCGACTCCTGTTGCTCGTCGTACTGACGAACCATCAGACGAACCATCAGACGAACCATCAGACGAAGCCGAAGACGACCCGTCAGATCAAGAATAAAGAGTTTCTTGCATACTATTTAATATGTATGTCTCAATATTTATCAAAAAAAGATCTTGTACGCGAAATTGTTAAATGTGGCAAAGATCCTGTCTATTTTATAGACAATTATTGTAAGATTGCTCACCCTCAACGTGGCCAAATTCCTTTTAAAACTTGGGACTTCCAACAAGAACTTCTTCACAAATTTAATGATTATAGAAATAACGTTATTTTAAAATCGCGACAGATGGGAATTTCAACCATTACTGCTGCATATGTTTCGTGGATGATGTTATTCCATCGCGATAAAAATATTCTTGTTATAGCAACCAAATTTAGTACAGCAGCCAATTTAGTTAAAAAAGTTAAAGCAATGATTAAGTTATTGCCTCCGTGGTTTGATCAAATTGCGCAAATTGCTATTGACAATCGTTCTTCGTTTGTTTTAAATAATGGTTCTGAAATTAAAGCTTCCTCAACCTCCGCAGATGCTGGTCGTTCTGAAGCGTTATCATTATTGGTTATTGATGAAGCAGCACACATTGATGGCTTTGATGAATTGTGGACAGCACTTCAACCTACAATGGCAGCTGGCGGACGCTGTATCGCACTTTCATCTCCTAATGGAGTAGGAAATTGGTTTCATAAAACTTATATTGCCTCTCAATCTGGTGAAAATGATTTTCATCCCACAATACTTCATTGGACACTTCATCCAGAAAGAGATCAAAAATGGTTTGAAGAAACCACAAGAAATCTTTCGCGCCGTCGTGTTGCTCAAGAGTATGAATGTAATTTTAATGCTTCAGGTGAAACAGTGATTCATCCAGATAATTTAAATAAGTTATCTCAAATATGTGTCGAGCCAAAACATCAAACTGGTTTTGATAGAAATTTTTGGATTTGGAAAGAATACAATCCAGAAAATAAATATCTGCTTGTAAGCGATGTTTCTCGTGGAGATGGAAATGATTACTCAGTTTTTCATATTTTTGATACAAAAACAATGGAACAAGTCGCAGAATATCGCGGCAAGCCAACAACAGATTTATTCTCGCGTATATTGTTTGATGCTGGAAAAGAATATGGAGATGCGATGTTAGTGGTAGAAAATAATAACATTGGATTTTCAGTATTAGAAAAGCTTATTGATGCCGAATATCCCAATCTTTATTATTCTTCTAAGGGCACTCATGAATATGTTGAACAATATCAGGCTGAAAATATGTCTAATACAATAGCGGGCTTTACAACCTCTCAAAAAACAAGACCTTTAATTGTTGCTAAACTGGAAGAGTTCATACGAAATGAACTAATTACTATTAATTCTGCTCGTTCTTATCAGGAGTTAAAAACTTTTGTTTGGAGGAATGGCCGACCAGAGGCGCAACGGGGCTATAATGATGATTTGGTAATGTCTTTATCGATAGCATGTTGGGTGAGAGATACAGTATTAGAAGAAAATACAAGAGATTTACAATATAAAAGGGCTTTTTTAAATTCAATGATTATTTCAAATACTAAATTTAATACTACAATTCCTGGTATGCAAGGCTACAAAAAAGCTGAATCTTTTGATAAAATAAGTGCAGCTAAAAAAATGTACGAAGAATTTGGCTGGATTTTAAAAGGATAAAAAATAAATGGCATACCCAAACAACACTAACAACAAAAACATAAAAAACCCAAGGAACCCTGATTCTGTTTTATTCAAAGCATTGACACGATTACTATCAGGTCCGATTACCAAATATCAAAAACAAAATCCTCGACAGTTAAAGCGGTGGCAGTTAGATAAATACAAATTTCAATCTGCCGCAGGCTTAACTTTTAAAAAGACTTCTTATAACCCATTTGACAATATTTATGCGAACTCTACTTCAAATGCTGCTCGGGCAGAAAGATATGTTGACTTTGATCAAATGGAATATATGCCAGAAATTGCATCTTCTATGGATATTTACGCCGATGAGATGACAGTTTCTTCCCCTATTCAACCGCTTCTTACCATCAACTGTCCAAATGAAGAAATTAAAGAACTTTTAAAAAATTTATTTTATAGTATTTTAAACATTGAATTTAATATCTATGGCTGGTGTCGTTCAATGTGCAAATACGGAGACTATTTTCTTTATTTGGATCTTGATGAATCAATTGGCATTAAGTCGGTCGTCGGGCTTCCTCAGACAGAAATTGAACGATTAGAAGGAGAGGATAAAACAAATCCAAATTATGTCCAGTTCCAATGGAATAGTGGCGGCTTAACCTTTGAAAATTGGCAAGTGGCACATTTTAGAATTTTGGGAAATGATAAATATGCTCCCTATGGCACTTCTATCCTTGAAGCTTCTCGCCGTATTTGGCGTCAGCTTTCCCTTTTGGAAGATGCGATGATGGCCTATCGCGTAGTTAGATCACCCGAAAGAAGAATTTTCTATATTGATGTGGGAGGAATTCAAGAAAAAGAAGTTGAATCTCACATGCAACGCATCGTAACTCAGATGAAAAGAAATCAGGTTATTGATGAAACAACTGGTCGAATCGATTTACGTTATAACCCAATGAGTATTGATGAAGATTATTTCATTCCTGTGCGTGGTGGAACCTCTAATACAAGAGTTGAATCTTTACCAGGAGGTACTTATACTGGAGATGTTGATGATGTAAAATATCTTAGAGATAAATTGTTTTCAGCTCTTAAAATTCCCGCATCCTATTTGACACAAGAAGGTGACGGTGAAGATAAAACCACTCTTGCCCAAAAAGATATTCGCTTTTCTCGGACCATCATAAGGTTACAAAGAAGTATTGTTTCAGAATTAGAAAAAATGGCGGTGATTCATTTGTATACTTTAGGTTATAAGGGCAAAGATCTTATTTCATTTAAATTACATCTTAATAGTCCATCAAAAATTGCTGAACTTCAAGAACTTGAACATTGGCGAACTAAATTTGAAATCGCTGGCGGAGCCACCGAAGGTTATTTTAGTCGTCGATGGGTTGCAAAAAATTTGCTTGATCTCTCAGATGAAGAAATCATGCGCAATCAACGAGAAATGTTTTATGACAAAAAACTTGATGCAGCACTTGAGCAAGCGGCTGTTCCTGAAGGAGCTGGCGGAGAAATGGGTGGCGAAATGGGTGGCGAAATGGGTGGAGAAATGGGCGACGAAATGGGCGACGAAATGGGCGACGAAATGGGCGCGGCCATGGGTGAGGAAGCTCCTGATGAAACACTTCTCGCAGCTCCTGGTAAACGAAATGATTTACAGTGGAAAAATCCAGGTGAAAACCCAAGAGCAAAAGGAAAAAAATATGTACCTGTTAAATCCGATAAAAGAGATCTCGGCGCGAGAAATCGCAGTTATAAAAGCAAATATGCAGAAGAAGTCGGAAAGAATACTGTAAGAAATACTCATAAAGGTTATGCAGATGGTTTGCAACAGCTAGCAAAAGGAATTTATGAGAATATTGAAACTAATTATAATGACGAGAACATTAAAGAGGATTTGAAAATTTTAAAAAATGATGTTGAAATTCAACGAATAATTGAAAATCTTGAAAAAAAGGGAAAAAAGAGTGGTAAAAATGGTAAAGTTTAGACACAATAAAAAAAGAAATAGCGCATTTTTATATGAAATTCTGATTCATGAGTTAACACGCGCTGTTTTAGCCAAAAACGATAATTTAAAGAATAAGATAACAAATCTTATTAAAGAGTCTTTTCCCAGAAATTCTATGATGTATCGGGAACTAAAATTATATCGTGCCATTACTCATACAAACAATGTTAATATTTTAACTGCTGAGAAAATTATTAATGAAGTAAAAATTCGTCATAGAGAAATTGATAAAAAAATGTTGTTATCTGAACAAAATAAAGTTGCAGCTAAAATTCGTAAATTTTTATCAAAGGATGCATTTTCTAGTTTTGTACCCAATTATAAAAATTTAGCTTCCATATCACAAATTTTTAATAACAATCTTCCCATTAAATCTAAAATTTTATTAGAAAATGAACTCACCTATAAAATGACAGACCAAAAACTTGAAGAAAGAATGGTTCCAATTGATAATCTTGTATATAAATCATTTGCAAAGAAATTTAATGAAGAATATGGCAACAAACTCTTAGAAGAACAAAAGATTCTTTTGAATAAGTTCATTACCTCTTTTGACAATAACGGCATCGAATTTAAAACTTATTTAAATGAAGAGATCGGGAGACTTAAAAAAGAATTGCAAAAATCTTTTTTAAAAGAAGAGTTTAAAAACGACTCAGAGATGATTGATAAGGTTAAAAAGATATTACACATTTTAGAATCTTATAAGGTAAAACGCCCAGATAAAGAAATGGCCGAAGAAGTAATAAAAATACAAGAATTGGTAAGGGAGATTAATCTTAATGCCAATTAAAATTAAAATAGATCCTGATATCTCTGCCGAAGATGCAGCTGCTGCAACCAAGCCAACACCTGATGCAATAATATCTTTAGAAGTTCGAAAGACTTTGGATGGAAAAATTATGATTTTAGATCATATGCATATGGATATTATTCTTGATCCGGTACAAAAAAAGATAACTGTTTTTCCAAAAAATGAATTGAGTGATGAAGTTTATTCTTATCAAAGTTCTTATTTTAAATTTCTTACAAACGAAGGAATTATACTTCCAGAAACAGTTCAATCAGGACATGTTTTTGGAAGTCTTGAAGGGGTTTATCCTGATGCAATTCAAGAGGGTGTTGATTCTGCTCAAGTTATTTTGTATTCAACGAAACAATTTATTGATAAAAATTCTCCTGCATTAGAGGCCCAAGAGTTTATTGAAAACGAGTTTGATGATTATTTAATTGATCCAACTCCTGAAGACTCAACCAGGCTCGGTGAAGTACCTCAAGAACCCAAAAAAGGTTCAATCACTCCATATCGAATCCGACGTTATTTAAGTGGTTATGGATATTATTAATGAATCTATTGCTATTTGTGCTTGCTGCTTATGGACTTACACAAATTATAGTCTATGGAAGAATCTTCGATAAGATTCGACCATCGTATCACTTCTTTAATTGTTCTATGTGTATTGGTTGGTGGGTTGGCCTATTTTTGTGGGCGATTAACCCATATACAGAACTATTTACATTTGAATATTCTATAGCTACTGCATTTGTTATGGCTTGTATTAGTTCTGGAACGTCGTATGTGTTGAATATGGTTTTTAATGATAAAGGAATAAATTTAATAAGTCGAGGTGATGGATAATGTTGAAGCGGTTTAGACTACAGCCAGTTAGACGATGTAAATCAGGTTGCAGACCCGTGCGGGTTGCGCCCGCATATTTAATGAGGATAAGCTATGATAGTTAAAAAAAATTATATTAAAAAAATTATAAAAGAAGAAATTAAGAGAATCCTAGAAATTTCAAGCGATAAAGAGGACGATGAAAGTAGAATTTTTCATTTAGCTTATATCTTATTGGGGAAAGTTCGTGAAAAGTTTGAAGAATATTTGGGAGAATTACCAGAAGGGGAAGATCCATCTGAGGAATTAGAAGAACTACATGATAAAGTTTCTCAGGTTTGGAAAATGTTAGATAAAATGTTAACTGGCGGGGAAACAAGAGATGCCCTCCCAGGACTTTTTGAAGATAACGGAGATTGTACGCAAGAAGAAATTTCTAATGCTTTGGATGTAGTTTCTCGTTGTGTAATGAGCGGAAAATCCGAAAGACCAAGATCTACAGAAACTGAGTTAGGCGTGATGCCAAAACGAGTAAGTGCTCCGCCACCGGGTATAAAATCGGGTGGAATTAAGTGGGTTGATGAGGGCAAAAAGAAATGAGCAAAAAATATCTTTTAAGAGAATATTATGAATTATGTGCCGGTGGCGTCTGTCAAGATCTTTTAAGTGAATCTGAAAAGATTGAAGTGAAAAATGGTGCGACTTTTCTTTCAGGTGTAATGCAGCGATGTGACGAACAAAATGGTAACGGTCGCGTTTATCCGGCTCCTGTTTTGCAAAGAGAAGTCAAAAATTACTTGAAAATTGTAAAAGAAAACCGTGCATGTGGGGAACTTGACCACCCCGAAGATTCTGTTGTTAATCTTAAAAATGCTTCTCACATGGTTAAATCTTTGTGGTGGGAAGGAAAAGATTTGATGGGTAAAATTAGAGTCCTTTCAACACCAGCAGGCAAAATTTTAGAATCACTCATTAATGATGGAGTGATGCTTGGAATTTCTTCCCGTGGACTTGGTTCAGTTACGGAATCAAAAGGACAAACGCTTGTGGAAGACGACTTTCAATTGATTTGTTTTGATATTGTTTCAGAACCTTCAACTCAAGGCGCGTATATGATGATGAATGAATCAAAACAAAAACAAGTCTGGTCAAAAGCAGACCGTATAAACCGTTTATTAAATGATATTATTGGAGACAAATCATGAAACTTACAAAAAGTAGATTACAACAAATTATTAAAGAGGAACTAGACAATCTTGGTGAAGGTTGGTGGCCATTTGGTGGTGACAAAAAGAAGAAAGCAGCACCTCAAGCTGCGACTGAGGCGGAGCCCGTAGGAGTACAAACAAAAGAGGAATTTGTTGATGCTTGGGTTGGTTCTTCTGAGATGGGTGGGCACGGCTTTAAACCAGAACAGATAGAAGATTTTATGGGAAGATACGCAGACAAATACCAAAAAGATCTTGACAAAAATGGCATCCCCAGAATTTATGGTGTTTGGGGTATGCCCAAATCTTTAGGCGGAAGAAAAGATGGCGAGTACCACGTTGATTCGATGAAATTTGAGCTTGACTCCGCCGCAGACAGCTATTCCGGCGAAGAAGATGAAAAAGACCAAAGCAGCGCCCGATCTTCCGCAGATCACCGAGATTATCGCCGCCAACCTGGTGAGTCAGCGTATGAAAGAAGCACTCGTACAAATCGTGGAAGCTCTGGTCGTCATTCCTGGGAAGAATCAATACAACGAAAACCTCGCAAAAGGCGAAAAAAGTAATGTCAAAATGGTCATCAAATAATAAAGCTCAAAGATTGCATGAAAACTTTAGAAGGTATTTTAATAAAAAACCTACAAAGGCACAGACCTTTAAAACAAAACGCCTGAATGAAAGCAATGTTAATAAATTAGCATCATTTTTAAATGAATACAACCTTCTTGGTGAATGGCGCAAAAATATTATTAATGAAGGCGATATTAATCTTTGGGACGTACAAGGTCGAGATACCATATCAGATATGGTAAAAGCAGGAACTCATTTAAAAGATGGCGCAGGTGCAAAATTCTATAATCCTGAAAAGGTTCAGTCTTTTGTAGCACGTTTAGGTGATGGTGATCTTGAAAAAGGAATTGATGTTATATGGGGAAGGGTTCAAGATTTGCAAAAATATACACCCCCTTCCGGTGCTCCCATTCGTGGTGATATGCCAGTCATTCCCCCTGAAAAGGGCGCATTAAAAATCGCTGCAAAACTTTTAAATAAAGGTCGTATTGATGTCCGACCTCCTTATGCTAAGGGGGGCGAGATGGCTGCGAAAGGAGAAGAAGAAGCTGCTGAATTTGGTGAGGAAGGGTATGGCCAAGATGACGATTATGAAAGTATGTCCGGAATGGAGCCAGATAAACGCAAAAAATATAAAGCTAAATTAGCTAAAAAAGGAGCATTATCACAAGTAAACGAAAAAGCTTCAGATATGTCTCCCACTGAAATTGATCCTAAAGAGTTTCCAAATTGGAAAGGCCCACAATCAGGCGCAGGCGCACAGCGTTTTTTGAACAAAGGAACAAAAGATAGTAGTGGCCTCGAAGATAACGACGCAGTTAAAGTTGCCCCGGCCAGCATCCCTGCTTCCCAACTTTTTCCTTCACAAAGTCAAATTTGGCTTGGAAAAGCATTGGTGATGGCATCTGGAATGAAGCCAGGTGGTCCTTTGGGTGCAATTATTTCAAAAGATGGCCATATTTTAGACGGTCATCATCGGTGGGCTATGACAATGCTTTCAGATCCTACTGTTAAAATCGATGGTGTCCAAGCAGACTTAAACATTGGTGATCTTGTGCCGGTTCTTAGAAATGTAGGAGATGCAATGGGTTTCCCAAGACGACCGTAATGAAAAAAAACGAATTAAAAGATATTATTGGTGAAAAATAATGGCTGAACAGTGTATAAAACGATTACAAAATTTAATCGCTGAAATTGAGGCAGAAGAACTTGCTAGTTTGGATGCCCAATTTGCGGCAGATGAAGCAGCCAAACGATTATTAAAATGGGGTAATCGGAATGTTGAAGATGAAATTGGACAACTTGAATCTGAAATTGGTTCTTTAAATGATTCTATATTAAAGACAAAGGGGAAAGATTATCTTTTCAAAAAAATTAATGAATTCAAAGAATTAGAAAATGAAAAAAAACTTAGGAATGATGGATGAAAAAAAACGAACTCAAAGATATTTTAAAGCCGCTTATTAAAGAGTGTATCAAAGAAGTTATTTTCGAAGAAGGCACTCTTTCAGGTATTATTACAGAAGTTGCGCAAGGATTAAACAATGTCCAAGTCCGTTCACCACAACCAATTGTAGAAAAAAAGGTTATTAAATCAAATCAACCAAGTGAGGCGGTTTTGGAAGCTCGTAAATCTTTGCAAGAAACCAAAAAAAATCTTCAAAATTCAACTGGACTAAAAGGAATTTTTGAGGGAACAACTCCAATGCGTCAGTCAAGCGGTAAATCTCAACATGGAGCATTAAGAGATATGGATCCAAACGATCCAGGTGTTGATATTAGGGGTATTATGAAAATAGCCGGTGGCGCTTGGAATCAAATAAAATAAAGAAAATATTATGCAAGTCAAATTACGAAAAAATGAATCATCCGAAAATCTTATTAAAAGATTCATTCGGAAATCAAAAAAAGAAAAAATTATAGATGAATATCGAGAAAGGGAATATTATAAAAAACCATCAGAGATAAAAAGAGAAAAACATTT